TCGACCAATATCTGCGACTACGACGCGCCCACGACCAATGCGACGGGCTACCATTATTTGTGCTGGTCGCCCAATGCGGCGGGCGGCGGCCTTTTGGCCTATGGGGCAGGAGGTGGAGCCTCGAATCTGCCATTCAATTTCAACGTCAACGGCGTGACCTATGCGTTCCCATTCATCACGGGCGGCATCGTCGGGCCGGCGACCAGCATGGTCAATGATCTCGCCTGCTGGAACAATATCAGCGGCACGCTCTTGAAGGATTGCGGCGCGGTCATCTCGCTGTCGGCCAACAACACCTGGACGGGCACGAATAATTTCACGAGCCCATTCCAGATCAGTTCCGTCACCCAGACGTTTCCGGGCTCGGGCAGCATCGTCGGCACGTCGGACACGCAGACACTCACCAACAAGTCGATCAATGCTGCGGAAATCAACTCCGGGACGCTGCCTTGCGCACAGACGCCGACCTTGACGGGCAATGTGACGACGCCGGGCGGCTCATGCACGACCACGATTGGCGCCGCCGTTGTGACGGACGCGATGCTTGCGACGGCGACGCAGAATACCGTAGTGGGAGCTGCGGTCTCAACCGCGAAGGCCGATCTCGCAGTGCCGTCATGCTCGGCTGCAGGCAGCGCGCTGCAGTGGACCACGAATACGGGCTTCTCCTGCGCGACACTGACCAATCAGACGGCGGGATTTGGCCTTCAAGGATCCTCGACCTTCACCATCAACCAGACACAACCGCCCTATGGATTTGACGTTCCGATCAATCTCGGGCTTGCGTCCAGTGCGGCCGGCTCGGCGCTGACGATCACGGTCAACGGCGCCAATGGCTCGACGCCTTCGGCGACGAATCCGGTGTTCGTGCCATTCCGCTCGACGACGCTTGCAACGGGTGCGCCAAACTGGACGGCGATCACGTCGGCCCTCTCGATCACGATCCCGTCCGCGGCAACTCTCGGGGTCGTCAACAGCCCTGGAGTGCCGAATGTTAGCACCATCCCGTTTCGCATCTGGATTTTCATGGCCTATAATGGCGGCACGCCCGAGCTTGCCGTTGCCACTTGCTCGAATGTTGCTGCGGGTGCGCCCTATAGCCTCACGATCTATCCCTGCGCCCAGTGGGAGCATGTCCTCCAGACCACGACCACGATCAGCGGCTTTGCCACATCATCTGGCACACTTTATGCCGCAACTGGCGTGAGCAATGATTCGCTGCGGATCATCGGCTATTGCGATTACAGTGGAGGGCTTGCCACGCCCGGCTCTTGGGCGTCGGCCTGCACGAATCTGCAATTGATGGGGCCGGGCCAAAAAAAGCCGGGCGATGAAGTGGCGCGGGTATGGGTGCCGCTCAATACGGCCGCCACCATCACGACACCCACGACCTATACCAATGTCACGGGGCTTGCTGCGACGTTCTCGGTCACGTCGCCAATGAATCCAATTGAAGTCAGCGCCCAACTCAGTGGCGGCCAATCAGTGCTTGGCAACGAGGCCTTTATGCGATTTGCACGTGGAGCGACTGGCATCTGCATGGGCGCGGCCGGCGCCGGCCAACAGCAGGCGACGGCTGAAATGACCACTGTCAACGGTGCGGCGACAGTCACGGCCTCGCCGATGTGCTTCGATATAGTACAGCCGGGCGGAAGCGTCACCTACAATGTCCAGGTGATTACCCCGACCGGCAATTTCTATGTCAACCGCAGCCAGACCGATACGGCCACCACCGCATATGGCCGCCTCCAGTCCTATATCCAGGTCCGCGAGATCATGGGGGCGCTTGAACCCGCGAACGACAACGGGGCGCCGCTTCGCGCCGTAGGGTGATGGCATGGCCGTCACGAGCAACACGATCGCCAATCAGGCCTTGGCGCTGATCGGCGATAATATGCCGGCCGTTGCCGGCAATGCTCCCACTTTCGACAATTCGACCGCCGGCATTGCGCTGCAGAAGCTCTATGCGGCCACAGTCGCAACCGTGGCGCGGCAATGGGGCTGGGATTTAGCGCGCTCCATCATAGCGCTGACACTCTCCGGCAATCCGGCGCCTGGGGAATGGAGCTTCGAATATCTCTACCCCGCAAACGGCATCGAAATCTGGCAGGTCCGCCCGCAGACGCTTGTGGATGCCAACAATCCCCTGCCTGTGAATTGGAGCGTCGGCAACGCCCAGGTCGGCGGCAACCAGACGAAGGTGATTTGGACCAATCTCGCGACGGCCTACGCCACCTATAACAACAATCCTAACGAATCGACATGGGATCCGCTATTCCAGGAGGCTGTCGTCAGGCTGCTCGCAAGTGAATTGGCGATGGCGCTGACTGGGAAACCCGACACGGCGCAAAGCCTCATTGAGAGCGGGGCGGCATTCGAGAGCATCGGCGAGGGAAGGCCTGATTGATGGCCGCCTCCATCACGTCGCCCGCCGATGTGCTCAATGTGGCGCTGCGCCGCATCGGCTACAAGCTGCGGGTCGGATCGCTCCTTGAAGGATCGGTCGCGGCCAAGGTCGCGCTCGACATCTATGCGCAGACGCGCGACGAGGTGCTGCGGCAAGACGATTGGGCTTTCGCCGAACGCAATGTCGCGTTGGCGCTTCTCAAGCAGGCGCCGGTCGGCGGCTACATCCCGCCGCGCGTGTGGACAGGTGCGACCGATCCGCCGCTGCCATGGCAGTTCGAGTATTCCTATCCGGTCGATTGCCTCAAAATTCGCGCCGTAAAATATGCGCCGTTATTTCTGCCGAGTTTCGATCCGCAGACCAATCTTTTTGCGATTGATAACGATAATTATTACAACCCAGCGCGCAAAGTCATTCTGACGAATGTCGCGAACGCCGTGCTGGTTTATACAGGACAGATAACCGACCCGGCGACGTGGGAGGCGGATTTCGTCGAGGAGATCGCCGCTTCACTGGGCCGCAGACTCGCGCCAACACTTGCCAATCCGGAGATGCTGAAACTCATGGTTGGCGATGAGGCAGCGAGCATGCAGATCGCTGAAACCGAGCAGGGCTGATGGCAAATACGCCGACCGATATCGCCAATCAATCGCTTGACGCGATCGGGCTTGATTTCACCTTGGGCGACATCGAGGAAGGCACTCGGCCGGCACAAGTGACCCTGCGCGCCTATCGGGAATGTCTCAAGCAACTGTTGCGCGCCGTGCATTGGAATTTCGCGCGCCGTCAGGCGCCGATGGTACTACTGGCGGATGCGACCGGATCGACTGCCGCCCTGCCGAATCTGACCGCCGATCCCGAATTCCTCTACGAATATGCATGGCCTCCCGATTGTCTCAAAGCCCGCTTCGTCCCATGGAATCCGTTGCAAAATCCCGGTGCCCCCGCCGGCAACATCGTGCCGGCCAACCCGAATGCGCCCTTGACCTCGGCTCCGATCCAGACGCCGGGTGCCGGCATGAAACTTCGGCCCGCACGCTTCCTTGTCGGCACTGATTTCAACTACATTCCCAACCAAGGAAACGTCGGTTGGGAAATCCAGGGCGTCTCCCCGCAGGGCCAGTCCGTCATCCTTACCAATGTCCGCAATGCGAGCCTGGTCTATACCGCGCTCACGCTCTATCCCAGTTTGTGGGATGCCGAATTCCGGGCGGCCTTCGTCGCCTATCTCGCAAGCGAGATCGCACTCCCTCTATCCAAGGATAAGAAATTCGGCCTGCAGCTGCGCAAGGAGCAGATCGCGATCGTCAAGCAAAAGGTCACCCAAGCCCGCATCACGGACGGCAACGAGGCGTGGTCATCGACCGATCATGTGCCGGACTGGATCAGGGTGAGACAATCAGGAGGCACGGCGGCAGGCTGGGGCTTCTACGGCATGGGCGGACCGGGCAGCGCGGGCGTCACGGGCTATGGCTGGGATTCGCTCAGCTTTGCCGATGGCGCGGCCTATTGAGATCATGGCATGGCTGTCCCGCAAATCCAGGCCTCGCTTACGGGCGGCGAACTAGCCCCGGCGCTCTTCGGCCGCACTGATCTTGCCCGCTACCATATCGGCGCATCGACCTACCGGAATTTCTTTGTCAATTATCGCGGCGGCGCCAATTCGCGGGCCGGAACGCGATTCGTCGGGTTTTCGAAACAGACCGGCCGCGGCGTCCCGCCGCGATTGATTCCATTCCAGTTCAATATCTCCCAAGGTTTTGCGCTTGAGTTCGGCAACTACTACATGCGACCCATTGCCTCCGGCGGTTTTCTGACAGAGAGCCCGTTCCAGATCACGGGCATAACCCAGGCCAATCCCGCCGTCGTGAGCTACCAGACGCTCTCGACGGCGACAGCCGTCACTGCGAATAATGCAACCGTCGCGACCTCCTATGCGCGCGGCGATACGATCGTGCCGGCGGGCGGGGCATCGACTACGCCAGCGCAATTCATTGTGGTCTCGACCACACTTGTAAGCCTCGCGCTCAATGCAGCGGGCACGGACTATGCGATCGGCGACAATATCACGCTCGCAGACGGCGGCGGGGAAACCGGGCCGCCGGTGTTGACGGTCACGGGGACGGGTGGCGGCGGCGCGATCACGACCTTCGTCGTCTCAGTGGGCGGGAGCTTTCAGACGAACGGCACGGGGAATTTCACGCAGGCCTCGACGACGGGCTCGGGAACCGGCGCTACCTTCAATAATGGCATCTTCGGGCCGCTTGTTCTCGCGATCAACAATCCCGGCGCCTATACGGCGGTGCCCGCCAATCCGGCCAACCAGGGATCGAGTTCGGGCACGGGTTTAGGGGCGACCTATACCATCACCTGGGCGACCCCTTCGGCGCTCGCCTCGGGCGACTGGATGTATCTTGCGGGCGTTTCGGGCATGACGCCCGTCAACGGCCAAACCTATGTCGCGACCAATGTCACGGCGAATATGTTCCAATTGTCCGATGTCTACGGCAACTCGATCGACAGCACGGGCTTTCCGGCATGGACCGCGGGCGGGACCGCGTCCCGCATCTATACTCTTGCCACGCCTTACGCGGAGGCCGACCTCTCCTACATCAAGTTCACCCAGTCGGCCGACGTGATGTCGCTCTGCTGCGTCAACCAGGTCACCGGCACGGAATATCCGCCGCTTGATCTGACGCGCATTGCGAACACCAAATGGACACTGAACCAAGTCCTCCCGGCACCGACCGTGAAGCCGCCGCCGACCGCATCGGCTTCGGCATCAAGCGCAGGCTCAGTCGATTATCAATATGTCGTGACGGCGGTCAATCCGAACGATGGAACGGAATCGGTTGCCTCACCCATTGCGAGCGCTAATTCCGCAGTCAATATCGCGGCAACCGCCGGCACGATTACGGTATCATGGACGCCCTCGCCGACCCCGAATGTCCTCGCCTATCATGTCTATAAGGCCTTTCCGAGCCTAGGCTCGGTGCCGCCCGTCGGGGCGCTCTTCGGTTTTGCCGGCATCTCCTATGGCCTGTCGTTCACGGATTCGAACATCGTAGCCGACATGACGCAGGTGCCGCCACTGCAGGAGAATCCCTTCGCGCCTGGGCAGATATTGGGCGTCAACGTCACGGGCGCGGGCGCGGGTGCAAGCTTCACCATCACCATCAATACGCTGACGGGCTCGGGCGCGGTTCTGGCCGCGATCGTGCAAAGCAACGCGCTCGTGGCCGTCATCGTCCAGCAGCCAGGGCAGAACTATCTCCCGACCGACACGCTGACGATCAATAATGGCGCCACGGCAACGCTCAATGTGTCGCCGCAAATAGGCATGAATCCCTCAGTCGTCGCCTATTTCCAGGAACGCCGCGCCTACGCCTCCTCGCTCAACAATCCCGACACCTATTGGATGAGCCAGCCCGGCGCGTTCACCAATTTCGATTTCCGGATTCCGACGATCGATTCGGATTCCATCACGGGCTCACCGTGGTCGGTGGAGGTCAATGGCATTCAATGGATGGTGCCGATGCCGGGCGGGCTCGTGACGCTCACGGGGCTTTCAGCGTGGCAATTGACGGGCACGGGCGGATCATCGCTCACTCCACAGCCGATCACGCCCTCGACCCAGCAGGCCCAGCCTCAGGCCTATAATGGGGTATCGCCAACGGTGCCGCCGATCAAGATCGATTGGGATATTGTCTATGTCCAGGCCAAAGGCTCGATCTACCGCAATTTGAGCTACCAGATTTATGGCAATATCTACACTGGCGCCGACATGACCGTGAATTCCTCGCACCTCTTTGCAGGATTGACCATCAAAGAACACGCATGGTGCGAGGAGCCTTATAAGATCCTGTGGGCTGTGCGATCGGACGGCATCCTCCTGTCGATGACCTACAATAAGCCCGAGCAGGTCATGGGCTGGGCGAGGCATGACACGGATGGCACGTTCCAGAGCGTGTGCGCGGTGACCGAGCCGCCGGTCGATGCGCTCTATGTTGCGACGCAGCGGTTCCCGGGAACGAATACCGCCTACATGATCGAGCGGATGGACAACAGGTTGTGGCCTGCGGCAGAAGCCTCGTGGTGCGTCGATTGCGGATTGACACTGGCGCAGCCGGCGCCCGCCGCAACGCTTACGGCAAGCTCACCCACGGGACTTGGCGCGGTCACGGGGGCGACCGGAATCGTCGGCGGGAGTGGCTATTCGGCGGGGACGACGGGAATCGTGGTCGACGCGCCGATCAGGCCCAATGGCCAGCCAGGGCCGGGAACGGGAGCGATCGCCACGCTGACATTCGTCGCGGGCGCTTTGACCAATGTCACCTTTGCGCCGGGCAATCAGGGAACGGGCTATCTCAACCCGCAACTCATCCTCTCCGATCCGGCGGGATCGTCGGGCGGGACCGGTGCCTCAGTGACCTTGACGCTTTCCAACACGATGACGTTTGCGGCCTCCGCTTCGGTCTTTGCCCTTGGCAATGTCGGCAATGTCATTCGCATGGGTGGCGGGATTGCGGTGATTACGGCCTATGTCGATCCGCAACATGTTACAGCCAATATCCTCTCGCCCATCACGGCGGTTCGCACGAGCGCCACGGGCTTCAAGACGGCGCTGCCGGCTCAGGCAGGCTCGTGGACAATGACGGTGCCCGTGACGACGATCTCGGGGCTCAACCATCTAATTGGCCAGCGGGTGACGGGTCTTGCGGACGGCAACGTGATCCCGATCACAACAGTCCCCGCCTCGGGAACGATCAACCTACCGGTAGTGACGAATCCCAACGTAACGGGCTACACCTCGGTCACGGTCGGCATCGGCTTCCAGGCGCAGTTGCAGTCAATGCCGCTCGATACCGGAGAACCATCGGTCCAGGGCCAGCGCAAGAAGGCGGCGGTCGTCACGGTGCGGATGGAGGCATCGCGAGGGCTCAAGGTGGGTTCCAACATGCCGGATGGCTCGACGCTCTCGCCGATGGAGATCGCCCCTCTATGGTACGAGGGGAACGGCGGGCTTGTCATTGTCCCCGATAATGGGCCGAATTTCCCG